ACAATAGATTTATTCAATTATTTTTCAATAAAAGTGAAAATAAATTATAACTAACTGAAAAGCAGCATATAACAAAGGCTATAAAACATAGCGGTTGCAGTGCAAACTTATAATGTTGTGGCTCAGATGTAGCTTTGTGCGGTGCGAAAGGTTATCGCTTCGTACTCCGCTACGATTTCATAGCCTCGACCGTTATGCCCCATTTAAGAGACATTAACTTCTTCAACCCAAAATTCATCATTCGGAAAATCTTTTTTGTATTGTGTATCAATTTTGTGTTGGGCTTTTTCTTTATCCCAAAACATTTCATTCCACCCTTCTTGTGCTGTAATAGCAAATAAACGGGGCATAACAACAGGTATATTTAATGCCTGTGTTTCTGCGTGTTTTGAATTTTCTGCTTTCTTTGTCATTTTATTTATTATTTAAAATTATTATTATTTAATCAGGCACTAAACATACCTGCGGACGTTATAAAACAGCTTAATAGCGGTACTGCGTAAAGTGAATAATTACCATTGGATTATTTAGGTCATATTTTTTAAACCATTCTTTAAAATCCTCAAATGATAATCCATCATTTTTAGCAATATCAGCAATTGTATATGAATGAAAAACATCCCTATCTGGAACAATTGCAATTTCTCCTAATAATTTATATTCTTTGAAAACAAGTTTTTGAACTCCTATTTTTTCAAGTCTGCAAATTTCAACTTGTTTTGAATTATAAGGTTTCTCGCTCCAATATCTAATTGATAAAATTGCTTTGCCTTCGTTTATTTCTTTTGCTCGTTTTTCCCATAAGTCATAATTTGCCCTTATGGTATGTATTTTGGTATTTTCGTTTGTAAATACTTTTGTTATTTGCCTAACAAAATCTGTATTTTGTCCCGATTTTATATGAGTTTTCGGGAATGTTTTTGAAACTGTCAATACATAAGTTTTCATAATAAAGCCGTTTTATAACACCCGCTCATACGTAATGCGGGTTTATTACTAAATTCGAGCGTCCTGCCTCGCTCGTAGGCTTTGTGTAGTTTGATAGTGTGTGCCACGTAATCCCGCACTACGCATAGCTTCAACGTTATAGGCAATTAAAAAAGAATAGCTACGTGGTTATTTACCTCATATTCTTCATAGTCTTTACCACCAAAATAAGTTTTTAATTTTTCGTCATCATCTTTAATTGACATAGCATACGGTTCTTGCTCACAAACTTGGTCAATTCTAAATCTGTGTTTTCTATATCCATCAACTTTATCGGATGAATATTTCGGATAAATAACCACTTCATAATCATCAGGCATTGTTTCAAGTAATTCTCTAAGTTCTTTAACAGTTGTCATAAAATTCTTTTTTAACAGCCTATAACATACGCTATACAAAAGTGGGGCTGTGTGCCAAATTTGTACAGTAGCACTTCTAATTTACTTTTATGGTAAGTCGGGGTTCAGCACTTTTTATCCCCACCTTCGTATAGCGTCAGCCGTTGTGCGTAATGCTAAGAAGCACCACCTCAGATAGTATTAATTAGCGTTTTTACTTTTTCGATAGTCAAAGTACCGTCATAATCCCAATTGTGGATGCAAACTAAATCAGTTATTTTAGTTTCATTTTGGTTATCAGTTTCGCAAATCCAAAGCATTTCATTTGGCGTTCCAACGCATCCAGCAGATAATAATCTATGTCTGCCAAGTGGATAAATAACTGAATTTGCTATTGTGAAATGCGGAATCTTTTTGAATCCAATTTCTATTAAGTCTTTGTTTGTCATATAATTCGTTTTAAAATTTGATAATAAAGCACATACGCACAACACCGTATATAAAACATAGCCAGATAGCTTACTGTTTAATTGCAAGGTTCGTGCATGGCTACTTTTCATATACGAACCGTTACCTGCCATTAACAAGATTCGATACCTACAGTTATTTCAAATTCATAATCCCCATTTTTTTCACCTCTTGGAATATCGTCTCCACAAATAGAGCAGGTTTCTATTTGCAATTCTTCGTCATAATCTTCATCAACGCCTTCTAATCTTCCTTCTTCATCCTGCGAGCCGTCAAAATTGAATGTTGCGTATTTATCAAAGTATACTACTAATTCAGAGTTTTTATCATTGTGAATTTTAATTGCGCAATCCCTGCATACGCACTCATTTACCCAACTACCATCGGATTTTAAAGCTGTCCGATATAAATCAGAAGTAACGGCAGGTAACACAGGCTCAACCGCAATAGCGGGTTCAGTGGTTTGCGAAGTTTTGTTCGTTGTATTCATATTCGTTGTATTTTGATTGTTAAGTGTTTCAAATACCGCTACATGCGGTTAGCCTCAAACGTTACCTGCAATTATCAGGAACGATAAAACTAAGTGACCAATATCTGCAATTACCTTTGAAATCAGAAAGAGTATTTTTAAATCCTTCATACCCAATTCCTCTTGTACCCATCATATATTCTTTTGTGTGTTTATTCATTTTAATTTCAACAACATCGTAAATCGGGTCTTTATATTCTGTTGATTTAAGAACCCACCCAACAATACGGTGTCCATCTTGGATTAATCGCCAAAGCAGTCCGTAATCTTTAGACAAATTATACCCTTTTACAATAAAAGCAGGTAACAAAGGGTTTATTCCATTGGCGGTTACGCTCTCGCATAATAATTTATCTGTTTTCATATTTTAGTTTTTACGTGTTAAATTTGTACTTAATAATCGCCAACGGAGCAAACCCTCGACCGTTATGCAACATTAAAAGAACCATTGCTTGTTAAAGAATAATACATTAATAAACAGTCGCCTATCGAAGTTGTGATAAACTATTGCAAATAATGACCGTTCCTTTTCCATATTATCAAATGTTAATATTTGAAATCCTATCCAAGCAAATCGTGGATTTAACCATATATCTAATATGCTTATTTTAAAAATAAATAAACGTTGCATAACCGCACCTATAAGCAATGCTGGTTTCAGTAAGTTTGCAAATTTTGTTCTCATATTATTATTTGTTTTAAATTGATAATTTCGTTATTTGTATTCCCGCCCTTCTGGTAGCTGCAAAACGTTATAAAACATTTGCCGACACACGCTCGAAATGGAACACTATCGGTTTTATTGTTTCATTTACCAATCCATATCTCTTAGCAATTTTGTATTGAGTATTAAGCTCATTTAAGTGCTTCATAAATCCTGATATTAGATTTCTAAATTCTTCCAAGCTCATAGAGTGTTTATTTATGTTGCAACTTTGGCAGGCTGGCATTTGGTTGTCAATATTAAATCTTTCTGGATGCAAGCAAGTTCCTATACTTTTAAAATTACCAGTGTTTTTATTGTATTCAAAGTTCCTTCTTACTGGTAACAATTCGTCAACATGCCATCCTTTTTGCAAGTCACAGCCACAATAAGCGCATTTGCCATTATATTTTTTAAATATTAATTCTCTATTTTTCTTTGATACTGCCATAGCTCAAAACGTTTTATAACACAGTGTATATGTAATGCCGCCAATAAGTTAGTTGTAAATTGAAAGTATATGCAAGGCTGCACTACACATACACTCAATGTTACCACCAATTATAAAAGCTCCGATGGTATTTCTGGAAGTTGATTATGATTCCACCATTCAGAACCGTCATATTCACCTCTTTCTTGCCATGTTCCATCTTCATGCCAAAGCGTTCCGAATAATTGTTGACCTCCAAATCCTGAATCATATTTAAAATCTAATTCTTTTAAAAAGTCATTGTACTCTATTTCAGAATATCCAACTTTTAATTTTATAACTTTTTGCACTCTATAATCACCTAACTGAATAGTGGCACATTTTAGCTTTGATTTTCCTTCAATAGCTTCGAGTAATTCTTGTTTTGCATTTTCCATTTTTATAAATTTTAAATTGTTGATAAATAAGTACATACGGCTAACAAAGTATATAGTGCAGGCGGGTTTCTGTGTCCCGTGATAAGCGGGTTAATAAATTGAGGTGCGCACCTCGCATTAAAACCGTTAGCCAAAATCCCGCCCGACACCATATACAAATCGTTAGTAGCCATTAAAAGACCGCCTCCGTTCTACATCTTTTTCGCATTCATGTGCTTTTTACATAAAATTGATTTTCAGTAAGATTATTTTCTTTGCAGAATTGTTTGATTAATTTTTTAGTATCCATAATTTTTATTTTTTAAAACATTTATACTTATTGTTTAATCTTTCAAATGGGCTACACATTAACCAAATTAAAGATAAAATAGTTAATATAGCAAATATAATTCTAATTATTAGATCATTCATAATAATAAAGTTTAAAATGGCAATTTTACTTGTGATTTAAAATACTTCCCATATTCTTTTTCAAAATACTCATCAAAAGCCCTTCTGATTATTGCATCATGATTTATTCTTTTTGATTTTAACCATGCAAATTTTTCTATTTGCAATTCATTAAGCCTAATGGATTCAACTTTAGTTTTATAAGCCATTTTTGTAATGCATTTTGTGCGGTTAGCAGAAAGTTAGCTGCAACCATTACGCAGCTCGGTCATTCGTTCTTTTACCAGTTTTTTTATTTCGGGAATCCAAATAATAGGTACCCGAAATGTTATGTTTTTTGTAGGGGAGGCTTTTGGTCTGCCAGCCCCTTTTCTTTTGCCGCCGCTTGCCATTAGGCTATATCTTCAATGTCTTTACAAAACTGAATCATTAACTGCATTTTTGCATTTTCTGTTTTTTTGTCAGAGTACAAATCGTCAATTACACCTTCTGATTCATTATTTTTTCTTGCTTCACGAATACTTATTGTTAAAGATTCGATTGTTTTTTCACAGGCAGAAATCTTAGTTCTGTATTCTGCGATTAATTTTTGAGCTTTCATAATTTTATGTATTAGATTATGAGTGTAAAAATAAAGTAAAGTTTTGATATATGCAATACGTTTATCAAAATAAATGAAAATAATTTTAAAAAATATGGCAGCAGCTAACAAAGGCTATATTCAATAAGGGTTTCGGCTGTTATTCAAGTGCGGTTCTCGCTAGGTAGTTTAGTGTAGTTTGATAATAACTGCTCACGTATTCCCTTACTAAAATATAGCCTCGACCGTTAGCGGTTGTGCGACCTGCAAAGGTCTGTTTTAGATTGATTAACTTGTTCTTTGAGACACTGATTAATCCTATTGTTCCGTCAATAGTACCTTACCGGGACGTCTGATGTATGGTGAAGCCATTGTCGGGCGAAGCTTCCGGGACAATGTTCCTAATCACGGCACGAGTTGCCAACGTGAGGGCTTGAAATTCGTGAGAAAGGTACCGCCTTCGTTGCTTCCCAAAACGATTGAAGGGCTAAGGTAGAACGGCATGGTTAAATTAATTGAAGGTTTGTACAACCCGCCGTTAAACGGGCTGAGTGAACTAAGCGAAGCGTTCACGAACACCGCTGAACACAATTAAACTTGTGAGTAAAAAGGAAGATGATACACTCTGACCAAAATGGTAAGTGGTATGGCTGTGGCTTGTTGCTGCTAAAACACACACGGACTATATTCCACCGGTGGATAGAACCAACCTAAACCGTTCGCTAATTCTGAAACAGGCAACAGGGTAACCCGTGTATGCTACCATGCAGCGCATGACGTAAGACGTGGTAAGGATAACCGCAAGGCATTCCGCAAGCATGCCGGAGTAAGATGTCGGAAAAAGCAAATGCCATCTTGTAATGAGATGGATAGGGGTTCAGTATTAGCCCCGCTCGAAAGAGAGCCCACGTCCGACTGGTGTTTCTTTGTAAGAAGGCTTATAGAATTTTCGTAAATTCAGAAATTGCTTCAGAACCTTGCCGTAAGGCATGGTGAGCATCTGAAAACGCAACGAATGTATGGCATTAAATTGGAATAAAATACACCGTAACGTTCGGAAACTGCAAGTCCGTATTGCAAAGGCTGTATGCGAAGGCAAGTTTAACAAAGCCAAATCATTGATGTGGCTGTTAGTCAATTCTTATTATGCAAAATTAGTTGCAGTTTTCAGGGTAATAACCAACAAAGGCGGGAAAACCCCGGGCGTTGACAATGTAGTATGGGACATCAAAACAGACTTAATCCCGTCTGCAAAAACACTACGCCGCAGGGGCTACAAGCCTTTACCACTCAGGAGGGTATATATCCGCAAACGAAACGGCAAATTACGTCCGCTCGGTATCCCCACGATGAAAGACCGCGCCATGCAAGCATTGTATTTACTGGCATTAGAACCCGTAGCAGAAACAAAGGCCGACCCAAACTCGTATGGGTTTCGCCGGTATCGTGCATGCAGGGACGCTATTGAACAGGTATTCAATTGCCTTGCACAGAAAACGAGCGCACAATGGATACTGGAAGCCGACATCAAGGGCTGTTTTGATAACATTAGCCATGACTGGCTATTGGAACATGTTCTTATAGACAGGCAAATATTGCGAAAATGGTTAAAAGCCGGATATATCGAAAAGCAAACCAAGCATCCTACCATAGCAGGAACACCACAAGGGGGCATTATCTCGCCAACTTTGATGAACCTGACATTAGACGGCTTGGGGCGAATGCTCAGGAAACGTTTCCCGAAAATCAAATGTAAAGGGGTCAATTACATCCGCTATGCCGATGATTTCATAGTTACATCTCATTCCAAAGAAACAATCGAAAAGGAAATACTGCCATTAATCAGGCAATTCCTTGCCGAGCGGGGACTAACCCTGTCGGATGAGAAAACAAAAATCACCCATATTAGCGATGGCTTTGACTTTCTCTCGCAGAATACCCGCCGGTACACAGATGGCAAACTATTAATAAAACCATCAGAAAGATCGGTAAAGGAATTCAAATACAAATTGCGACAAATAGTATTCCAAAACATGGGAGCGAAAACACACGAGCTAATATACCAGCTTAACTCGCTACTCAGGGGTTGGTCAAACTATCACAAGCATATAGTATCGAAAGAGATATTCAAGGCAATTGACTACTACCTATGGTATTTACTGGGCAAATGGTGCAAGCACCGTCACCCGAACAAACCATGGAAATGGATCAGGGAAAAATACTTCTCGGCAAGTGGTGAACTCTGTACGTTTGCATCCGTAAGACCTTTTGCGAAAACAAAAGTACGGATAAACAAGATATTCCGGTTAGGTTACATTCCTATTTTGAGGCATGTAAAAGTCAAATCTTTGTCAAACCCGTTTGACAAAGGACACGAGGGATATTTTAAACAACGGTACAAAGAATTAAAGGTGAAATCTTTGAGGACTAAGCAGCAATGCACAATATTGAAGAAATTATCAGAAACCAATAAAACTTTGTTAAATTTATGGCGCATACAACCGGAGGACTGCAAACGCAGCCCTTTTAGAAATGCCCGAGCTGCGTGATGGGAAACTATCATGCGCAGTTCTTAGGGGGCGTAAGCTACCCGATATTTAAAATCCACTCAACAATTATTAATGCACCTTTCCTTGCATTTTCCAAGCTATATTCATCATAATTTGTTCCGTACATATTTATATACTCTTCAATAATCACCTTGTCAATAATTGATTTTGTAGGTAATAAACAACCGCTAACACCAGCTATATTTAATTGCTGGCTATGTGGTTTATTCAAGTCCTGTTCGTTGTTCATAATTTTGTGTATTTTGATAGTGTAGTAGTTTTCTATTCCCCAACTGCACAAACATTTAACGTGTGCGTAATGCTAAATACGTTCTATTGGTCTCCAGTGCGTAATAATATTATTCACCGCCTCTGTATGGTGTGTGCAATGTCTATTTTCTAATATCCATACGTTTTTATTAGGATATGAGCTATCTAAGTAAGCAACAGAGTATTTATTTAATGTCCATGCTGCTTTAGTTAATTTTATTAAAACAAGTTCATCTTTTGTTGGTAGTTCAATATTTGCGTCAATCCACGTTTGAATAAAATCGCAACCATTATTAAATCCTAAAATGTAATTATCGCTTGGAGACATTGCTTCTATCTCTTTATCAGTTAATTTTGTTATTAACTTATTGTCTGCTTCAATTGCTGCTTCTGTAATTGTTTTCATTGTTTATATTTTACATTGTTAAAAATAAGCACATACGCATAACAAGCGGTAAAAGTATATTAGAAAAGGGTTAAATACAAATTAATTTATGATAATTTTAATAGGGAAATAGCTTTTATTAAATGCAAAATAGTAATAATAGTATATAGTCCTCAATAATTTTGGGTTAAATAGACATTTGTTCAACTGCCCACTTTTAAATTGCCCCATGCTTAACATTTTTTCTTCGTATATATTTTGAATGCGTTCCATATTAAAATATTTTTAATTGATTAACTGGTTTTCTTTTCCTGATAATATTTAATTCGATTAATAACCGATAAATATTATTATCATATTGGGTTAGGATTGAGTAAATATTTGCAATACTGGAATCTATCTTAATCTCAAATAATGTTTGTTGAGTAAATATAGGTTTATCTTCAAACATTTTAGATTGCCCATTTATTTCTTGTGCTAATTTATTTTTATGCAATTTCCTTTCATGTTTTAAATGGGCAGTCTCCTTAATAATATCCTTTTCTGTTCTCATAATTGACAAGCGAATTTATTATCGTATTGGTAATTCCATTCTTCAATTTCCTGTTCGTGCTGGTTTAACTTAATAAGCCTATCAGCCATTGCGCCTTTACCTGGATAACTAAGGATAACACTGATGACAGAATCAACAAAATCTCTGCCTGTATAATTGACATATCTAACCCCGGTAAATTCTGGTTGTTCATATAGCAGATCAATGCTACAGCCATTAGCAGCATAAAAGCCAAAGAACGGTTTGACATCCTTATAACTTTTGTATCCGAGTTCGTTAATTAGTTGGGCTGTTTTAACCTTGCCTCCTTTTAAAAAGAAATGTATTACAGCCTCATCAAAACAAGCTGGTTGGTTTTTAAGCAATAGAAGGGCTTCTTTTTTAACTCCTATAGGGCTAGTCCTTTTTACCTTTTGTTTAATTAATTTTTCTACAGGTTTAATAACCGGTTCAATTTTTTGTTGCCCAATTATTAACCTAACATCAGCTTCGTACTTCTTAGATAATATCCAACCCATTCCGCATTTTAGATTGTAGTTCCATTTGCCATGAAGTTTTCTAAACTCATCTTTAAATTGAATTGTGTCACCAGTTACGGCAATGGCTTTTTCTGAGTAATCAATTATTGTAGTCATTTTTATCCCTTCATTATAGATTCATAAATAAAGTCTTTTAGTTTCATGTCCCAAATATATGGGCGTAAACAATAACTTATTGTATAAACAATAATTAATATTGTCAGTAAAAAATAGAATAGTATTTTCATAATTTTAATTTATAAATAAAATTTCTATAGTTTTAAATGCTGTATTATGACTAAAGTTAAATACCATAAGTATATGCGCTGTCCATTTAATTATATGGGCATTATTACAATCAGTGTAATCAATACCTAAAGGATAACCAGGTAATTTGGAAGTATCTTCACTAATTGAACAAAGCAAAGTATCCTCGTCTTTTTTTGTATAAATTACGTATCTCATAATATTTTTGTTTGCTATGCTATATTTCTATAGCATTTCGATTATTAAAATCTCATCAGGCAAACTACTCATCAAACATCCGACATACTTCTTCGGCTGCGAACCAAGCCATAAGATTAGTAATTGAAGATTGTTCACATTTACCAAAACCTAAATATTTATATAGTTCCTGTCTATCGTCATTGTCCATTTTGTGAGTTCTAAACACTCCAAAACCAGATACCATTGAAACAATTTCTTCGCCTAATGAGTCAGCCATTTGCTTCAACAATAAAATTATTAATTTTCTGTGGCGCATGGCAAATTTATGGGTATCGACATAATAAATAAACCCATTAAACCCACCACCAATACCATGTTTGTTAATATCAGGGATAGAACCTAATCCTATCCTGTTAACTACAGCGTTTATAAGTGTTTTATACTCGCTGTTTTCTTCTAATACTTGTTTTTTAGTTTTCATAATTTTTTAGTTTGAAATTATTTTAAATGTTTTATTACATTCGATCAGATGGGCTTTCTTATAAATACAAACCCTACCAACCATATATTGGTTATTAGAGATAAGTATATTTTCAAAAGCAACTGGATTAATAGGCCGTAATTCTGCTACAGATTTATAAAGCCAAAATATGTTTCCCATAACTTTAAATTTAGTCCCTCAACTGGTCGCAAACCAATGCTAATTAAATTAGATTGAGGGATCAACTAACTAATAAACTAAAATCAAATTATTATGTTTTGCTTTTCTGTTAGCTTCTTTTAAAGCCAATCTTTGATTAATCTCATTAACGGTAATTCTGCCACGTGAGCCATTAACCGGGTTTACGACTGTAAATTCAAATGGTTTCATAATTGTAAGTTTTTAAATGGGTACTAAAAATAATAATTACAATCGATTTCTAAATGAGCAATAATACTCATTAATTGTTGTTCTGTAAAATTTAACAGTTCATTCTTTAAAAAGTCTGCTGAGTTTGCCATCTTATGGCTGATCTCATTAATTAAATTGGCTTTCATAATGTAGTGTTTTAGTTATCAATTAAATGGGCTAAACAAAAAATAAACATATAATAAATAAATAGCCTAAGGTATTAATCCTTCCTTTAACATAGCTATTATATACCTATCCTCATCTGTTAAAGGAGTAAATTTAGCTGTCTTTTCAAAAGTGCTTAAACATGCTTCAATAGCCGTTGTGCATTTTGATTCAGCAATCTCTTTATACCATTCTAGCGTTTCCATAATATATATATTTAGTTTATAGTTCACTAATTCTGACAATAATCATATATAAATAAATCACCATATATACAGCTTAATGCCGCGCTTTCTTCATATAATAATTCTATCTCTTCCATGCCTACAAAGATATATGCAACCCTAACCATAATGCAAGCCGTTAGTCAAATATCTAAATACATTCGTCAAATTTTATTGTTATTTAAATAACACTATAATGCTAATATTAAGCAAGCTGTAAATTAAATGGGCTACCCTAAAAGAAACCTAATCTATATACATTAACCATAATACATACACCCGGAGTTTTTTAGTCATTGAGCCAGCCTTGCAGCCAGTCTATTTATTGTAATACTAACATATAACTTATTTTACATATATAACAGCATTTAAACCCATTATTAGCGTATTTAAAGACTCAATTACTTAATTAATATATTGTAATGTGTTGCTAATGTAGCATATATAAACTTTATTATTGATATTTATTTTATTTTATTTTTTAATAGGTTAGTATCAGTGATTTACAAGCTCCATTTATTTAGGTTTGCCACACAACGGATATGATGTATTTAACGTTTACAAACGGATAAATTACCCAAAGGAAATATAATTGAGTAAATATTGACAAATAATGGCAAATAATTGATATATTAAAATAATAGATTGTAAGTAAAAATATAAATATGCTTACGGATTGAAAGTAAATTAGGAATTTTACTTTCACCGGTCTGTCAAAAGGCGGGATAATACAGATAATAACTTTCAAATCGTAAGTTGAGAAATATTAGATAAATATTAATCAGGTTTACATAATAATAATTATAAGAGTTTCATACATATTTATCCAACCAACTTAACCCATATATAAATCAATCATATATAAACATTTTATCCAATAATTATTACATATACCTTTTATTTATTGAATATATATACTTACATATTTATACATATACCTGTGATTTATGTGCCTTAATTTATATTAAATATTTGGCGTACATAAAAAGAATTCTTTGTTATTGGGGGGCTGAGTACGCGAATTTCCATTGCCCCGGCGAAGGCATACCCCGTATAGTATAGTATTAACCCACTATATTAATCTAGCACAAACAACAATAAATACGGGGTAATATATATTTATAATATAGACAAAGGCTCATTAAAATTAAGATAAGGTATTTGTTATGCACCGCTTTTAAATATATAATAAAAAGGTCATAAACAGTTGTTGTTTCCGAAAAAGTAATTATCTTTGCATAAATAAATACATATTAAAAATGAAAACAGAAGTTTATTTGGAAAGGCAATTGCTTAACGGGAACATAAGGCAATCTAGTAAAAATGGGTTTTTTAGTGTTAAAGACCTTTTGTTGGCTGGGAATAAATACAGGATTTTAAAGGATATGAAAATATTTAATTACGATTCTTGGTACAATTCAACAGCAACGCAGGAGTTTATTTTAGAATTAAAGAAACAATTTGGAGAGATAATTATTTCTAAAAAAGGTAAAACAGGCGAACGATGGGTGCATCCATTTATATTTATTGATTTAGCATTAGCTATAGACCCGACATTAAAAGTAGAAGTTTATAAATGGATTTTGGATGAATTAATAAAATATAGAAACAACTCAGGTGATTCATATAAAAAGATGTGCGGAGCTTTATTTGAGAATTGTGGAAATAAATCAAATTTTCATCGGGGAATTTCAAAAACAGCCTTATTAATTCAAAATGCCTGTAATGTTAAAGATTGGCAAACAGCTTCCGAAAACCAATTAAAAGTAAGAGACAAGATACATGAAAATATAGCTTTACTTTGTGATGTATTACGTGATAATAATCAAGCAATCAGAATTGGAATTGAAAAAGCTATAAACATGCACGAGGCTTTTTTAAATGAGGGCTAATGACTAACAGTCATAATTGATATGGGATATATAGGGACATTTGATATGTTATTAGGGGAATTAAGGAAACTATATCATGATGCCCATTCAAAATAAATAAAACAATAAATTATAAGGATAATATGGTATTTAAATTATATTTGCATAACCAACAATAATATGAAAAAAGACAAGTTATATTTTAGCGAAGAGATCAATGAAGAGATGGCTTATACGAAGTCATATTTGATTGATGAAATGAGGGATCGTGAATTGACTGAGATTAAAGTTTCAGAAGCGATCAGAGAGCTTAAGACGGATTATTATTATTGTAAGGCAATTGGTGAAGTTGGTATGAGGGGGAAGGATTATGAGCCATGTGGAAAAGAATGTGACTTGTATGAGCCAAGAAATGGTAAAAGTGGATGTTGTAGGCATAGGGGGTTTTGTTACGAACCGGGGAAGGAATTTATATTAAAAATAGATGGGCGGTTGTATGATTTAAGCAGATTGCCCATATAAAAAATAGATATGAAAGCAAAAGATTGGATTAAAAAAAACAAAATTAGTTTGACCATAATCTATGGTGAGGGGGTATTGCCTTTAGATTATGCTTGTGAATTAATGCAACAATACGCATTTGAGGCATGGAAAAATGCAGAAAACAATGGAAGAAAACGATTATCATCAGAAGGTAATTTAGATATAAATGGCAGTATAAATGATTTTGAAAGATGGTTGTCAGGTGAGCAGTTTTAGCATTATTATTAACGGTGGTTGTATGCGTTCGTTGCCGACCTTAAAATTTAGTACAAACTTTAATTGAAACATAAAACATGGAAAACCAAGACATTATCAACGAAGAAAAAGGCAATGACGTTAACCACGTGTTAGCTGCTGGCATTTATTTAATAAATATGAAAAATTACTCATCGTTATTTATGGATATAGCTGAAAGAACTGCTATTGAAAGTAATTGCGTAAAATACAAAGTAGGTGCTGTAATTGTAAAAGACAACCGAATTATTTTACAAGGTTATAATGGAACTATTTCAGGCTTTTTAAACTGCTCCGAAAAATTCAAAGGATTAGATTTATCAATTGAAGAAAACAGAAATTTACACCACAAATGGTCAAGTGCTTTTGAAATACATGCTGAAATGAATATAATTTCTTATGCAGCAAAAAAAGGTATTTCATTAGAAAATACTGTAATGTATTGCACTCACACACCTTGCAACAACTGTTTAAAGCATTTAATACAAGCTGGAGTTAAAAAAATTGTATTTAAACACGATTATATTGATAATTCAAAACTATCAGATAGAGAAGAATTATTAAAATTAATCGAAGTACAACGCTACTAAGCTGTGTCTTATGCTGGTTACTAACGGTCTAGTGTAGCACAAGTAAGGGATTGCGGAGTGCAAACCTATCAAACTACACCGACCAACAAGCGGGCTACAACGCTTCAAATTTGCAGTAAAACCATTATTGGTGCTACACTTTGTTAGCAACTGGGCTTTTATTCAGAATATTAATTTTAAAACATAAAAAACAATGATTAGATTTTTAAACTTAAAAAACCAAATATGTGAAGGGGTTAATGATTTCGCATTTTACGACACAGTTAGCAATACTATTTGTTCATTTGGAGAGCAAGGAGAACAGGTATTTAGTAGTATTGAAGGATTCAAATATGAATTTGGTGATGAGCAAAAAGGAACTACACGTCCATTGAGTAGATTTCTTGGTCTTATCCCTGATGATTACTTTGATGCTGTTTCTTAGCCTTGTCGCTAACTATTCGCTAACCGTCATAAATGAATAACAAAACGCTGCAATAGGCTTATTATCAATAACTAAATATTTTAATTTATTTACAATGACAATAATAATGCAGCCTACATTTAATTTACTATCGGATGAAATTATGGTAGGGCTAATAAATAAAAGCGAATGCAAACAGACCGTAACCGGTATTCAATATTTAGTGTTACATGATAATTTTGATGAAAATGGGGCTTATATTTAACTATTTTTTTATCTTTGTAAAGTTGGGGATAGCTCCGTGAGTTTGTACATTATTATAGTGAGATATAAATGTCCCCAATGGGCAACCTAACTTTTTTAAAATATAAAATATGGAACAGATACAAATATCTAAAAACTTTTTCTTAGACGAATATATCCCTAAAGAGCATTATTATTTAGGGTATAATATTCTTATACGTAAGCTGAACCCTAAACTTATCGAATCGGATCAAATGTTAAGGGATCAATTTGGAGAGGTTACTATTAATAACTGGAGCTTAAATGGAAGTAGAAATTTTTCTGGTTGGAGGCCATACGATTGTAATTTTCCGTGTGGATATTCAGATCATAGGGAGGGAAACGCATCGGATAAATTATTTACTGTTGATAGGGATGATGTTATAAAATATATTAAAGAAAACTATAAGGAATTAGGAATTACGATTATTGAAGATTTCCCCGGTATGACATGGGTACATACATCTGTTGCTTATACGGGTAAGGATGAATTGATTATTGTAAGCCCATCTATTAGGACAAAGGGGAATAACTAAATTACTATTTTAATAAATCCCATATAAGACAGCCCCACCAGTTGTCCCTGTAGACCAAACCCTTTTAATAGCCATGTTATACTGACAACCAGCTAAAAGACTATATGGCAATCCATGACTTAAAGCAGGAGCTATTGTACCATCCTCACCGACATCGCCAACTAAACTTAATTGAACAGTATAATCTGCGTTTGAATGTATAAATGCCCCCAAGTGTGGTATATCTGTAGTATCTGATGGAGTAATTTTAAATTGTTTCCCTACGTATCCTATATTTCGGCCTATCTGTGGTGAGTATGTCATAATATCTGCTTTAAATTTAATAGCAAATATACTAAAAATTAAAATAATATTATTTTGTCATTATCTTTGCCAGCCACAATTCTCCTCTTGGAGTGACGTACGTAGTTGACTGGTTCTTATTCATATTAAAGACTGGTTTAGTTTTTACTTCAAAATATCCAGAATCAATATATTTTTGATATGGGATATTGTTCCACATTAATATTTTATCATTACGAAGCATATCAAAAAACGTAGTTCTGCCATATCCTAATATTTTGCAGACTTCTCCTATTTGTTTTAAATTAGTGCATTCGCTTATTTGATCGTACACTTCTGCTTTAGGTGATAATTCTTTAATTTGTGTTTTTTGTATTTCAATTTCTTTTGCCTGATTGGCGGCTAACTGTAACGCCTCTGAAAATGTTTGAGGTATTGAAAACCCTTTAATTTGAGATTCCATTTTATTAAACGCCTCAATAAAATCTTCTTTAAATTTAGCGGCTTCAAACCCAGTAAACCCCATCGCGAGAAATGTAAATCCATCCCTTGTCATTATGACTTCTTTTTCCTGAATTAAAGGAGACGGGTGTAAGTCTTTGCTAATCAATAACGCAAAATTGCGTTCCTTGAATCCTGATGAACATTGTAAGTTTTCTATTGATCTCAAAACATCAGAATGTCTTTTCTCGAATTTTAAAGCGACAAGTCGAGAAGATGTTAATACGTTTCCCTTAGATGATTTATAAACTATTTCTTCCATAATAAAAATACCCGCCAAAGCACAAAGAGCTATCCGGCGTAAATTTACCGCACACGTGGGACGTGAAGGCATTTACTTTCAGGCAATGTACTCTGACGGGATTTTTTAATGTTTTCATGTTTACCGTATAGCTATTGCAAATATACAAAATTATTTTTACTCTAATTTTAATAACCTACTAAACATATTTTTTGTAAATGTTTCCGCTGCTATAACAATGCCACCTGAATTTAAATTTTTAGTATATTCTGGATTAGCTAACATACCTGATAATACCCTAAACCCTAAATGGACAATATCAGTTTTAATCTTAACTTCTTGTTGTATATAGAAGTCCATCTCATCAATTAACTTATCCTTAAAATCATTGTAGAGTAAAGGATCGGTTTGATGTATACGGTCTATTAATTTACCTAAATCTTCTCTTATCATAGTTTGCTGTTATTAAAATAACAATGCATCTAGTAAATATAAAATTATGATATTAAATCCATCAATTCTTGTATTTTATTTCGTAATTCTAATCCCTTTTCAATATTTTCATTACTCTCCATATAATGATGTAAATGGGCTATTATAAAAGCATTATTATAACGTTCACCTAAAAATTCAATATATTCTTTCTGTGCCATTATAAGTTTAATTAACATACCTGATGTGTCTATATATTTAAATTTAATCATATAATGGTCTATATAATTTCAAGTTTTTTTTTTACTTCATACCAGTATTTTAAACTTGGACTAAATCCCCCTCCAAAATCTGCTAAATAAGTATCAATATATTCCCATTGGTCGATAATTTCATTAACGGCAACTAAAGCGCATTTTTTCTCAAATCCGTAATGATGTGGGATGGAATAATATTTTTCAACTAATTCGCTAGCTTTTTCCTTTGCTGTCATTTATTATTTTATTAAAAAATCCGGCATGTTAGCATGAGATAACATGCCGGATAAAAAAGCAAAAAATGGGAAATTAAATTTCTTTTTTAACTTCTTCAAGTTCTTTTTTCAACTCATCTAATTCAATAATCTGATCGTTTAAATAAGATTGTGTTGATTTAATAACTTGATCGGTATCTTCAATTTCTTGTTCAAGTCTTTTAATTTTATAGGAAGGTTTTTCTTTTACTTCCCATCTTTCGCTATCAAAAGGAACACTAATCATTTTATTTATCTCTTCTTTAATAAAATTAGCTCCGTTCATCTTATTAAGTTCTCCTTGAATAAAATCAAATCCAAATATTTGCATAATATATAGTTTAAGTTAAACATTTAAATAATAATCAATTTTAATGCCAAATAGCTAATGTTGCTTTATATTGAGTGGGTTCACTATTTGGTGCGCCATATTGGCTCTTATCATCTTTTATATATATAAAGCTTTTCCCACACCATTGACAGGTTGTTTGTAATCCATGATTAATAGTTCCACATTTTTGACAAATGTGCTTATCAGTATTGTATGGGCATCTATCACAATTTTTCATAGGTTATATTTTAAAACAATTCGGTTCTACTGCATATTGAGAAATATGCAATCCTGCTTTTTTTGCTGCATTTTTTATTTTATCAGTTAAAGCATATCTACAAATATCTCCATGCACACATTCCTTATAAAAGGAACAAAATGTTTTATCTAAATAACAAATCATGTTTTTTCAATTATAGTGTATCCCATTTGTTCTGCCAATAAAACCATAGTTGCCATTGCAGCTTTTTCAGATAATCTCAATTCTGTTGTAACTAATTTACTATGTGTAAAATTACATAATGCTCGTGGACTATGAGCATTAGAGATGGATTTAAACTCTAAAATAAAATCATCTTTAGATTTAATAACAGTTACACGTTTATTGTCAAATTTACATGTACTTGCGTTTTTATATATTTTATATTCAAATTTCATACATTATTTAATATTATTATAGGCTTTCCCATAATACCAAGAAATAGGCATTAACGACTCAATCCCGGTATTTTTTTTCATCGTATATCAGTACGAGGACTCAATGGCTCTCGGTGTTAATGGCCCCATCTCGGTATTCTTTTTCATCCAACCCTTAATAAAATCACTGATTTGCTGATAGTTAAGTCCAAATTTAGTCTCAAAAACCGACCAGATTAACGAGTAACGCACCCATAAATATCCATTTTCATAATCCTGTTGTATAAGCCATTCATTATCAGATAACCTGTAATTAATAATCATACCATTATTAATTACCATCTTCGTTTCCTTTAACATAGAAAACAAAAAATCTGACATCTCGTTTCCATTGTTCTTAGGCTCGTTGATGATCTTTTCTAACTTGCTTATGTCGCTACGCAAATCTTCTATCTTACGCTGTGCTTCTTGTTTGTTCATAATCTTTAAATTATATCAAATGATAAATTTTCTTTTTGCATATCTTCATTCAAAAATGATCTTATTTCTTCAATAATTTCAATAGGATTCTTCTTAGCATATTCATCTACATTATAATGTAAAATATTTCGTAAATATTGATCCATGTCCCATAAAACGCCCCAATATTTATTACCATTTATTGCCTGGAGATGTCCTAATGTTTCTTCTGGTAAATTAAATTTTAATATCGCTTTCATATAATATATTTGTGACAAATATAAATCATTATCATATATAAAACAAGAAACCGGATGGTTATTTCCGGTTTCTTTTTAGAATTTCTAAATTTTACGAAGTTGGATAAAGCTCTTTTACATTAGCAACGGTATCCGTTACAAAAACTTCCTTCTTAATAAAGCCGTCTTCCCAAATAAATTTAGCTACAGCAGCCGCAAAATATTGTCCTTTTTCAGTTCCGCAAAGAGAAGGAACTACCGACTTAACGTCTTTCCCGTTGTATTTACGTGCTTCTGCCGATGACAAATTTTCTAAAACTTCACTGCCCTGCATTATAGCTTTTACTGTTACTGCTACAAGTCCCATTTAGTTTAAAATTAATTGTTAATATTAATTAAATAATTATATAACAAAAATAACTATTATATAAATTATTTTTACTAACTTGCAATAGTTTTAATTTAAATTACCAATGATAACAATATTAGACATAGAGGGTTATGAAAATGACCCATGCTCATTTTATAGAGGACGTGGAGTATTGACCGAGTTACGTAAAAATTATGGGTATGAAATTATTCCATATTTTTCAGGCATGGAATGGTCATGGCTTAAAATGATGGACATTGTTTTTTTACAAAGGCCATGCATGGATTGGCAATATAATGTGATTATTAAGGCCAAGGCATTAGGCAAAAAAATATGGGTGGATTTTGATGATGATGTATTAAATATTCCAGATACCCATCCAATTGAATTAGTGGAATTTTTCAAGAATACTGTTAAAACAACAATCCAAATAGCAAAATTAGCAGATATTATTACTGTATCAACAATTAGTCTTAAAGAAAAATTTGCTAAATTAAATGATAATATTGTAGTTATTCCAAATGCTTTAGATGATTCGTGCTTTCCTTTACAATGTAAACAAAAATATTCAGACAATAAGAAAATATTATGGAGAGGATCTCGTACTCATGAAAACGATGTATATTGTTACAAGGATGCGCTTTTAAATGGGATGCAGCATGATTGGGAATTTAATTTTATTTGCGACCAACAGTTTATGTTTATACAGAAATTTGCAAATAGTAATTATAAATATACTCGGTCAATGGAACTTATTGAATATTTCCAATTTATAAAAAATCTTAACCCTTCATTATGCATTGTTCCCTTAGATGAAAATGAACTGAACTTATCTAAGAGTAATATAAACTGGATTGAAGCTACATACGTAGGTGCTGCATGTTTAATTCCTGACTTTGGTGATTTTAAATTTTGTAATGGGTTACATTATTTAAACCAGATGCAATTTGAAGGTAAATTATTAAGCGCAATAGAAGGCAAACATGATTTAAAAGAGATTAATAGGCAAAGTTGGGAGTATATTAAAGAAAATCTTTTATTGACATATCTTAATTTACAAAGAAAAACTATTGTAGAAAACTTAATGGATAAAAAATAGTAAATTTGCAATGTCATTATCCAAAGGATATTTGACGTGGTTGACCGCAATACCGTAATTTGCGGTTTTTTATTTGGATTTATTTGGCAGGAATTTGCAAAGGCTTTAAACGTTGAGCCGTATCAACGTTATTTTTTTACTAATTTGCTTATAAGGTTTATATTTTGCGTCACATTCTTTAATCAAAAATTTCACATTAAAATTTAAAACATCTTCATTTTTTATACGTTTTATTCTTAATCCTCTATCCCTATAATATTTGTTTTTATTAAGGTCTCTTTTTTTCTGATTATTTTCATTATGATATTCGCCATCTATCTCAATAACTAACCTATATGGGTTTGGTAAATAAAAATCCGCTATACAAAAATTATTTCCAATTATAAATCCCTTCTGAAAAATATATTTTATCCCTGCCGCATCTAACTTTTCCTTAAATAATAATTCATACGGAGTTGCTTTTTTAATTAATTTATTTCTTCTTAACGAACACAATGATTGCTTGATACTTGTAAGTGTTTTATTATTATATATTAAGTCTCTACTAATCATTTATGTATACGATATAAAAAATATTTTACATTATATTAAACGGACAATATGGTTAGCAATTAAATCATGTTCAGATATTTTATTATTATGTGCATCATCATGGCATCCTCTACATAATGCAATAAGATTCTCAATTTTATCTTGTGCGGTTTTTTCTTTAGACCCAAAAAAAGACCTGGGTTTAATATGATGAATATCTACTGCTCCCTTACCGCACATTTCACATGGGATAAATTCAGTATATCCATAACCGAAATAGTCAAAATATATTTTAGTATGTTTTTTCATTTAATAATTCATTTACATCATTAATCCAAATGTTTGCTTTAAATTGTTGAGGAGTATATCTAAGTAATCTCCAACCTAATACCGTTGCCCTATTATATTTTTCCATATCTTTTATAAATCCAGTTCCACGAGTATGCCTGCCTCCACTATAAGCCCCCCCCTCAATTTCTATGGCAATTTTATGTTCAATATTGGCAAAATCAAATTTCCACCGCCTTTCACAAAATCTATATTCAGGAATTAATTTTAAAAGTTTAATCATAAAATCCATGTTGATTTATCAAAAGGGATTATTGAATCAAATATATGTATTGGAGATAAATCAATCGTACACCCTTGTTTTTTTAACGTTTCATCCCATTTACTCCATTCTAATTTTTCTGCTTCTGATAATAATTCATGACTACCGGCATCCCATATTTCACAAGTACCACCTTCTGGAACTTGTCCTGATTTATCAAACCCAATATTACACATTGTATGGGCAAATTTATTTAAATATGGTGCATATCCTTTTGATTGCCAATATTGAAATGGTAAATGCCATTGATGTATTACCATTTGTTCCATTATGGTAATATCGTTTATATTCGCTAATTCACGCGTATGAGAATATGTTGGATCATCTGTGCCATAATCCATAAAAAGACAATATCCATCACTATTTCTTGTATCTTTCCATATTAGATAAAATAAGTCTTTTTTAATTGAACAAGTCTGGTGCGTCCTAAAATTAGTATTGGCAACATTTGCTTGAACCCACGGACTATTCCACCCATCTAATTTAGATATGTTCATAATATCCGATTGCCAATCAGCATCATCTATTTTTAATTGCAACTCTGGGGTAAGATTATATGTCTTCATTGCAACAAAAGAATGAGGCTTATTTAGATGGGTCTCATATAAAATTCTTACCGTATTTTTATGAAACATTGTTTCTGCTGTAGTTTCAGCAATATATTCCCCCCTTGTCCCAGCAAATGCTGTATTAAAAGCAACAGTATTGCCACGCATACCAAAAGAATGTTCAAGCCTTAAATATCGGATATTTATCTTATCCATATAAGGTTCAATAACTGAATAAACATCATCAAATGAGTTATCGTCAATGATTATTAACTCCCAATTTTCTTTAGGAAAATCCTGATTCGCATAAGTAACTATTGACCTTTTGAGTAAATGGGCTGTGTTCCAGCAACATATACATAGGCTAATTTTAATTTTGTCCATAATTTATAATGTGAAATCTGGTGAATAAATATGTTTTGCTTTACAATTTGTTTCTGATGCAAGTTCTGAATATAAGTCCCTATTTTTCTTTAAAGAATTTTCATCTATATTATAAGATTCGTCATAATGCCATTGATGAACTACAAATGGATATGATGTAACTATTGTATTTATTTTTGCTATTCCTATTCTTTTTACAAAATCATCATCGCCAAATGCAACACCATCCTTATATCTTTCGTCAAACCCATTTATCCTAACCATGTTTTCTGTTGACATTGCCCCACAAAATCCATAGCCAACCCTTCTATGTTCAGGATGGTTGTACCATGCAAGAACCCCGTTTCCCCATGCACCTTTTGTGTTATTAATAGCAATATTCTCTATGTTATCTTTAAAATTAGGGTCAAATGTTGTTTCTTTATCAGAAGAAAATGTTCCATAAGCAATATAATTATTATCAGTATTATAATTAGCATGCAAAATTACATCACCTACATGATAACATTCAGCATCTTGCATCATTACAATCTCCGGTTTATATTTTTTTATTGCCCACCAAAGAGCCATATTATATGGAACAATACAAGAATACCAATTATCCGGGTCTTTAGGTATACGTAATAGTTCTATATAAGGAAAATCTAATATTACATTAAATAGTTCCTGTTTATTATCACTATTGTAATCAAGTACCACAACGTATAAATTATCATGTTTGGTAAGTAAAATAGATTCCAATGTTCTCCGTAATTGAAATATCCTATTATAATGACTAATAACTAATACTATTTTTTTCATTTGTTAATTTTTCTAACCAATAATCACACATCTCTTTTAACATTCCCTCAAATGTATATGTAGGTTGCCATCCTAAAATAGTTCTGGCTTTAGTTGAATCCCCTTTCAAATATGGCAATTCTTCTGGGCGTAAATATATAGGATTCTGTCGTATAAAACAAGTATAATCTAAATTTAAATATCCAAAAACAAATTTACACATATCTTCAACACTTCGAGTTTCACCAGTGGATATTACAAAATCATCCGGGGTATTATGATTTATAATTTTAATCATTGCCTGTGTGTAATCTTTGCTATGTCCCCAATCTCTGTGAGATGATATATTCCCTAATTCCAATATATTTTTTAATCCTAATTTTATCTCACATGCAGTTTTTATAACCTTTTGTGTAACGAAGTTTTCACTACGCCTTTTTGATTCATGATTGAACAAAATTCCATTACAAGCATGCAATCCATAAGCACGTCTATAATGTCTAACCATATTGTACGCCAGTACTTTAGAACAACCATAAGGGCTGGTAGGGTTCATTGGAGTTGTTTCTCGTTGAAATCCATCTGGATCAATTGATGTTCCAAACATCTCAGAACTGGAAGCCTGATAAAATTTAGCTTTTGGGCATATCCTCCTATAAGACTCTAGTAAATTAACAACACCAAGAGCATTAACTTGTACTGTATATTGAGGAATATCAAAACTGATCCGTACATGAGATTGGGCAGCCAGATTAAATATTAAAGTTGGATTCACTTCTGTTAAAATTTTTTCAATTGATGTTTGGTCTGTTAAATCACCATAAAAATAATTTATATCTGTTAAATGGTTTAATCGTTCATGTTGACTATTAGATAATGAATGCCGTCTAATCATACCATAAACTTCATATCCCATTGCTAAAAGATGTTCAGTAAGATAACTCCCGTCTTGACCGCTAATACCAAAAATTAATGCTTTCATTTTAAATTAAATTTAGATACATCTGGATAATTTTTCCAACAAGCCGAATCATCATTAATTAATGGTGTATTATCCATTAAAATTATGCCCCTAGCGCAATCTTCTGGTGTTTGATAATAATGATACCCTATTGTTTGAACATGATCTTTATTATCGTAAGGCGTGGTTAAATCTCGGCCATCATAAGACATTAGTTTTAACATCCTATAAGCATTTTCGTCATCTGTTAAAATCATACCACCCCTACCTATTGGGATTCGTTTTTTTATTTGAAATGATAAACACATTAATGAATTTGGGATATACATATTTTCAGTCCATCTAACGGCTGCGTCATAAATATTTAATGGATACAAATTATAAATGCCTTCCCATTCTATATTATTGTAATATACACTATATCCAGCATGTACAATTTGCATAGGGATAGATATATATGTATTTTTAGGTATGTCAATAGTTCGTGGTTTATTTATATATTTCAAACATAAAAATATTGCATGTGAACAGCAATCAGTAGATACTGCATATTTACTTCCTGCAAATGCAGCAACTTTGCGTTCCCAAATATCTACTACCTCACGAGGGTCATTAAATTTATATCCTAATTCTTTAAGTTGTTTTAACTCTGATCTTTGAAATTCTTCTGGTATTTTACCTAACGGCCAAGGGTTATATTTATACTTGCCTTCTTTTTTTAAATCCATCTTGTTTTGTTTTATCTATCGTGATTTTAATAGGAATAAATTGTTTATCTAGCTTAGTAATTAAAAATTTCTTTAACCTTAATATAAAATCGTTTTCGTTTTCATTAGTCATAAATTTAATTTTGGCGCAAACAATATTTCCGAGTATATTATTTTTTTCTCCAAATACAGTAACATCGGATATATTATCAAATTGATGGATGATATTCTCTACTTCAATGGGATTAACCTTTGTGCCACCAACATTTATTAATTCTGATTTACGTCCTATTATCTTTATGTAATCACCATCTGCTTCTACTATATCCCCTGTAATATACCACCCATCATCTGTAAATGGGGAACTATGATTCAAATACCCTATCATTGAAGTAGGAGATTTTATCTGTAGTATTGAATCAATTATACGGTACTTAGCATTAGTAATTCTAAAATATAATGAATCTTTAGTTTTAGATTTTATTTTTAGAACACCAATCTCAGTTGACCCATACGTTTGAATAAATTTAACATTAGGCAATATTTCTATCAATCGCCTTAGTATTATTTCTGGCATTGGTTCACTGCCATAAGAAATAATTTTTAAACTACTTAAATCATAATTTTTATATTCTTCACTTATAAGTAGCATTTTTAAAAAGGTAGGTGACGTAGGCAATAATTCTGCCCTATATTTTTCTATTGTTTTACAAATTATTGTGGTAGTTAAATTTTCTGGGATAATTAATGTCCCGTAATTAGATAATGTATAAAAAATAGTATTTATTCCAGCCATGTGATTATATGGGAAAAATGAGATTGTTCTATGAGCAGTCCCATTTTTAAATCTGTCCATTATAAATGACATATCATGAAGTGCTAATTTGATTTTACCAGATGTCCCAGAAGTAGATAATATTAATCCCGGATGTCCTGATAAATCATCAAATAATTTATTATCTTCAATCTTTTCAAAAGATATTATTTTATTTGATAATATTGAATGGGATATTTTAGAAATTAATAGAGGGCATAAATCACCATTAATATTTATGATTTTAGATTTATCTTTTTCTATACTAAGGATCATATCTTTAATGTCCCCGTATGAGTAGGATTTATCCTGATATATTATCGCCTTACGCTCCACCTAAATAAATTATTTGTCCTGTTATATAATTACTCTCTGGCTTTATGAAAAAATCTATTACATTTGAAATGTCCTCGAATTCACCTAACCTTTTTATAGTTAACTTATTTTTAAGTTTATCCATTTTATCTTTTGGAATAGATTTTATTAAATCTGTTCTGATTGGCGTTGGAGCTACTGCATTAACAGTTATATTAAATGGAGCGTACTCTTTAGCTAAAATTTGCGTCAATAATTCAATAGCCGCTTTAGACGCTGCGTATATTGCTTCGCCTTCTAATTTTAATGGGACTGCTACAGTTGAAAAATTTATAATCCTTCCTGAATTTATAGATCGGGACATTGATTTGGCCGCTTGTCTACAAAATGAATATGTCCCTATTACATTAGTCTCTAAAATATGTTGTACAGTTTTAAGTGGTGTTACAATTGAATGGTTCATTGATGCTATGCCGGCATTATTTATTACAACATCAATCTTCCCTATAAGATTAAACATATTACTTACCAATACTTCATCTGTGACATCTAAACAAAAATGTGTATATTTTGGATGGTCAAGATCACTTGGCTTTCGGCTACACCCAAAAACATTATGCCCTAAATTAATATAATATTCAGCAAGATACCGACCTATCCCTTTCCTTGCTCCAGTTATAATAATATTACTCATTAGCTTGTGAATAAATAAAATCTATTAAACTTCCTATAGTTTTAAATGGGCTTTTTTCTTGTGAAATAGCATTATCATCTGTTATATTTATATTTATATTTTCAATAAATAGTTTAGATTCTATTGTAACTAAAAGATGGACAAGCATTATTGAATCTATGTAATCGTCTAATAGTTTAGATTCTAAATCGAACTCATTCTTTAATCCAAATAAATCTGCTGTTTGGGCAATAGATAAAAAAACTATTTCTGAGACCTTATCTCTAGTAATCATATCCTAATTTTTTAGCGTTATCTAATATATTTTCTTTATTCCTATATCCAATTAATCGTGCCGGATTGCCAATATATATTCCCCAAGGAATAGTATTGTTTATTAATACACCTCCCATACCAACTATACTTCCTTCTGCTAAAGTAACGTCCCATTTAACTATACAATTTGTCCCAATAGCAGAAAACCGTTCAAACTTAACAAAAGAGCCTAATATTTGTCTATATTTAATTGGGACTAATGGATTCAATAATGATTCATTAAAATTATCAGAACAACAAATAATTCTACAACCGGCAGATATTGATGTAAAATCTTCCATTATTAATTTCGATTGTAAGCCACCAATCACACTTACATTTGAAGATATATGAACATAGTCACCTATTTCTAATTGAGATGATATATACGTAAAACAATCAATGCCAACATGATTGCCAATTATAGCTTTGTCAATATTTTTTATTTTTGTGTAACTATCAATATAAACATCAATACCTATCATATAAATGTTTTATCTGTCTGTTGTCCTAAATATTTGCCAGTTTTATATTCTAATACAAGAGCCTTTTGGCTTAAAATATTATAATTATGTCCACCATGTAATGTAAAACTTGTATCGCCAACATTAAGTACGATTGTAGAAATTATAGTATTATCAATATCATAAAATGTACATTCAACTTGACCATATAAAACATGCCAACTTTCCTGTGCTTTTTTATTTTCGCTAACAAAATGAATATTATGACTATGAGGTTTAAACGTTGTTCCTTGTTCTAAATTAAGTGCTGAACATTGTATAAAATTATCTGGGTCAATAATATTTGTTCTATCTTCTAACATAAGATAAAAATCTTCTACTCTCCATACTATATGGAGCAATAAGCCTGTATTTATTTTTGAATATATCTTTTCCATTACTTATTCACCATTCGTAATATTTTTTCAGAATAACAACTTTGTTGTCTCATAATTGAATTTAGATAATAAAGTTCATCTTCCGGGATATTGTCTTTTGTATAGTACCACGGTTTATGAATAGCCGTGTAAGGCATTCCCGTTCTAACAGATGGGAAATCATGATAATTTTTCCTCATTAAGCAAAACGTAGTATCAATAAATGCAGAATAAAAATACTCATCTAATTTATTAGACCAGTATCCTGTTTCCCATTGCAAAACTTCTTTTGTTACTTCATTATCTGGTAAATCATTAATCATCAATGAAAAACCTGATTTACATGCAAATTGATGCCTGTCAAGCCCTAAATGCAATATATGCATAAAATCTTTTGGGATACCAGATAAATCAAGATCGGGGTCTGTTATAATAAATCTACCATCAGTTTCTAATCCAAATTCATTTAATATTCCTGAATCCGGCCTAAAGACTACACAGTTACCAAAATTATCTTTTAACCGTATTATCTTAAATGGACACGATTCATACCATTCAAGTAATGGAGGATAATCGCTATTATTATCTACTATAATAGGATCAATACCATCAACGTCAGATAAGTATTCTATCATATTTTTAGGTAATGTTAACCTATTATAATTGATTATAAATGCTTTTACCTTATCCATTATATATTTTTCACTTTTATACAAGAAAAAATTATCCAGAAAGGAGCAGTAGAATCGCCTGGGCTTTGACTAAAATCTATTTCACCAAACCCATATTTAGTTAAAAAATATTTTAATTCATCTATAGTGAATAAGTGATAATGCGTATGATGATAGCCAGCCCCATCACCATATAAATTCCTAACAGTATTTATATAATTCATATTGCCATTAGTGAATTCTTTGCAAACATAAGCAAGCGATGGAGTTGTCCCAAAGAAATGGCATCCTATTTTCATTATTCTGTTCCATTCTTTCATTACTTTATCCATCTCCCATACAGGAATGTGTTCTAATGTTTCACTTGAATGGACAGTATCAACTAATCCATCTTCAATAGGTATATTATCCCATTTGCAAACTATCTCAACATGCGGCGCAGGATCGCCATCTAAATGTATCCATTCATCAATCTCATCATTATTAACCCCTTTATAATAATTAAGTCCTGATCCAATATCTAATTTAAATACTTTCTTCGGATGGTGCTGATAACATTCCATAATCTATATATAAAAAATCATTTATTATTTCAAGTCTATTACAGTATTCTTCGTATGCTTCTGTATTAAACATATTATTCAATTATATAATTATCCAGTTCCTTACGAATTTCCAATAAAATTTTTATATGTGTTATAATATCTAATGATAAGTTTTCAGGATTAGATTTAAATTCGGCTATCATTAAATCTATTAATGATTCAATAATATTTTTTTCTTCAATAATTAATGGCAATTTTTTATTTAAAATATTTTCTATTTTATTTTTTAATACAGCATGAGTCTCATTAAATACGGACTCTGTATCTATAAGATTTTGTATTACTTTTACAGAATGTAAAACAGTAGCATGATCTTTCTGCCCAGAAGCATTACCTTCAAACTTGCTGCCTATTTCGGCTAACGATCCTATTTTAAAGTCATGCATTAACTTCATGGCTTCTTGCCTAGGCTGTGTAGATTCCCGTTTTTTTCCATTTGAAATAGAACACATTTGTTCTTTAGATATTTTTCTAAAATCAGAAACCTCATTTATTATTATATCTGCTAATTCGTTATTAATCATTTCGTAAACGTTTTAAATATTCTTTAATCTCATTACTTAATTTTATATCGTCTCCCGGTTTTATTATTTTACGGATAATACTAAACTTCCATCCAATTCTATTTATAGTAGATTCAGTTGCTTCTATTCTTATTTTAACTGATCCATTTTTAAGTTCATGTAAGTTAAGGCTAAAAATGTCATAGCATTTAAGACTATCAAATTCATTTTGAATTTTCTCTTTCAGAGTTAATTTTTCCATAGATAAATATATTTTTGTTTTCCAAACCACCAGTACCAAAGCAATATTGATCCATTTGAAAGCCTATCAATATTAGGCGATAATAATGAATTTATTAATAGTATCAATATAAATATTAATAATATTATTTCCATAGTTATATTAAAGATTTATCATCATAAAATGTTAGGTGTTAATGACCCCATCCCGGTATTTATTTCCATCCAGCCCTTAATAAAAAAGCTTATTTGTTGGTCGTTAAGTCCAAATTTTATTTTAAAAACCGACCAGATTAATGAACACCGTACCCATAAATATCCATTTTTATAATCCTGTTGCATAAGCCATTCACTATCAGACAACCTGTAATGACTAATTTTGCCGTATTCAATCACAGTTTTCGTTTCTTTTAACATTGAAAACAAAAAATCCGACATCTGCTTTCCCTTGTCCTCTGGCTCGTTGATAATTTTTACTAATTTGGATATGTCGTTCAGCAAATCCTCTATCTTACGCTGCGCTTCTTGTTTATTCATAATATTTACTTAAATGTTGTTTTAACTCCCATTGTTTGTAATTTAACCGGAGGCGATACTTCATATATTTCTCCAGTATCAGGATCAGATATTTCTTGTTTATCTTTTATTGTTTGTAATTGTTTTGAACGGGCATCAATTAAAGATTTTATTCTGATTGATTCTCCATGTAACCTATTATAATATTTATCCCTACATGCCAGATAATCATATTCTGTTTTAGTTGAGCAATACTCCATTTTAAATTCATCTGTTTCATAAGTTTTATACCGTTCAATTTCTTGTTCAATTATATTTTTATATTCAGATGATTTTTCTATTTCCCCAAATACTTTAAGAATTGATTTGACCATTACATGGACATCTTTTGGATTATGGTATCCAGTATGTAGATCATTTATAAATGATTCAACAAATGTCAATCTTTGTGCCTTAGTTGTAGGCATCACTTTTGAAATACTTAAAGCGGTATCCATTAGTTTGCTATTGATCTTAATTCTTCTTTTAAAATATATTTTTTAAATCGGTCTAATTCAGATATTAACCTATGTTTAGTAAGGGTTGGTTCAGTTTCATCAAGACGTATCTGTCTTTTACGCAAATCTATAAATGCTAATAATTTTTCAGTGTCCATTTAATTATATTTAGCTAATTCTATTAACATTATTTTTTTAACTTTATCCCAATATATTAAAGCCTGTTTTGAATTTTTGTATTTAAACCCTCCATTCCATAAAGTAGCGGCTAATTTAGCATCATATTGTGGATTATAATATTCTTGCCAAATATACCACATTCTAATTGATTTATCCAAATTAAATCTATCTTTTTTTGTAAATTTTTTATAATGATATATTTTAAATGGGATTTTATCAATAATTCTATTTACATCATCAACATTAATAGGCCTTTGTTGCATCCAACCTTGATCTAATCCATTATACATATATTTACCATTATATGATTCAACATAAATAATAGCTTTTACTAATGGGTCTTGTATATTTTTTAAATATTCATCAAAGATTGTTTGTCTTAATAAATATATAGGCTTAAAATCATCATAAGAATTGTCGTAATTAAATTCTTTAAATGATGAGATAGAAATTGAATACGGGACAATAGATAAAATAAATAATACTAAGAACTTTCTCATAGGATTTAATTTAGTTTATCCGGCAAAAATAAACATTTTATATTTAATTATCCAAAATTATGGATTTTTGAATCCCAATACTTAAATTTATTGCCATTTCTTTTGCTTTAGATACGCAAATCAAATATGTTCCAATGGCCAGATCAATATCTGGTTGGCATAAAGAACTTGGAAAATCCTTATTGCATTTTTCACAATAGATGAATCCATTGTATTCGCTCCATTGTAATCTTAAATCGAATTCGCCATTTATAGTTTGCTCATACTTACACACTGGGCAATGATAACCTAGTTCACAAGGCTGATCGAATATGATGCCATTTACAGGTGATCTTTTACCAACTATTTTTTCTGCGAGTTCATTTTTACTATATTCGTTACCCATAAATTAAAATATTTAATTATTGATAATAAGATTATTGCAGCGTTTTGTTATTCATTTATAACGGTTAGCAAGTAGTTATCGGCTATTGCGAACCGCCTCCAAGAGATAAGCATCTAATAATTGACATAAAGAAGCGAAAGCGTTTCTATCCATCAATTCTGTAATTGTAACACCTGTTGGCTCTAAATATTCTTTTATCAAGTCTATTTTCTGATAAGCAACAGCCGCTAACAAAGTATTGCCGACAATAGCGGCTTCTTCTCTTTTTTGGGCTTTTGTTTTTCTATTTGACATTTGTTCTTAATTTAAATTTTTGTAATTCAAATTCCGCCACTGGTCATAGCCGAAGCCGTTAGCAGTAATAGCCGTTCATCTAATTAAGTTCATCGGTAACTTGGACGAAAAAATTAAATAAAAAAACTTTGCCAACGCTCTTGTAAATTTTTTCAAAATTTTAAGATATTTAATTGTTGCATCAATTTTTTGAACTCTGCTTTGTTCTTAATCGTTCCTACGAAGATTAAGCTTTCGCAATCATACACTTCAAGTTGCCTGTTCTTAATTGCGTAAACAACTTTGTAATAATGTTCGTTGCTTTCTTCAACAGTTTCGCAAATAATCAAATCGGGCTTTTGATATTCCAATGCAACATCTTTTGTAAATCCCAAATCCTGAATGTCTGCCTTGTCTAAATATTTTACACGAATGTTTTTATTCCATTCAACATTTGTTTCGTATCGGTTATTTATTGAAACATGGTAAATAGCTTTGAACTTATGCCCTTCGCCAGTAAATTGTTCTTGATTTATATCAAGCACAGTTCTCTTTACCCACATAAGAGTTCCCTTATCCCATTCATCATACAAATTGTAGTGTATTTCGTAACTTTCGTATTCAAATCCTACAAAAAACTCTGTGATGTGTGGTCGATAATAATTTGTTTCCATATTTTTTATTTTTCGATTTCCAAATATCCCCATTGCAGTCTAATAAATGGTATAATTAAATTATGCGTCATCCCATCAATACCAATGTTTTCTTTTTTATAAACATCTTTCCAATAACCATCTCCCAAATTCAATTGCATTAAAATGGATTGTCTGTTGATTTTTCATATCTTGAATTTACGTCAAAAACTGAATTTACTGGCATCAAACTATCCAGAGTATCATCTTCTTTATTCGATTCTATTGTAGCATTTATATCTTTATTTTTTGGCACAGTATCAACATTTCTATAACTTATAGCTTCGTCCATTGTTTCAAAATACTGATTTTTAGAGCGCGAATAAAATAAATCAAATTCACCTGGAAGTCCTACAAGTCGCTGTTTTTTTATCTTCTCTACATAAACCCTAACAGTCCTATCTGTTGGATTTGATCTTCTGTTTGGCCTATGAACTAAAATAACATTATCAGCCTTATCAGTAAATGTACCACCTCCCTTAATTTTATATTGATCTGGTCTTGGATAATTTGTTTCTCCACGAACAATAATTGGAGTCGTTTGATGTGCGACAAGGTTCATAGATATATTATTTATAACTGAAAAGCGCTTCAATTGTGTCATAAATTTACTAATATATAAATCTTCACGTTGTCCTTTTTCCATTAAATGTTCAATCTGATTATATGGGTCAATTAAACATCCTCTAACCCCATATTTACGAATAAGTATTTTGAACTTATCCAAAATTGTTGTTAATTGAAAGTTTTCGTCTTCACCGGGATCAATAACATAAAAATGATCTTTAATAAATTTAGATGCCTCAATATATTCTGATTTTGACATAACGTTATTAAAATGCTTATCAGTTGATTTACCAACAAAACAATGTATCAAATCATCAAATAAATCTTCAATAGGTGTATTTTCAGGAGAAAATAAAGCAAATTTCCAACCCTCATGATATGCCTTTAAAATTGCTAGTTGTGTAAATAATGCACTTTTACCCTCATTTGAATATCCTGACCACATCGTAACTTCGCCAGGCCTCCAAGTCCATCTTTCATCAAACAAATTAATATATGTTGTAGTCCCACGCAATTTTCCTTTTTCAAAGGAATATATCATATTTTCAAAAACATCTTCAACAGTAAAGACCCCTGCTATTTTAACATCCTTTGCGTTTTCTATTGTCTTTCTTAATTCATCTGATCCATGAGTTAGCAGATACTCATTAGCGTCTTTACACTCTTTAAAATCGACTATTTTACATTTTTCAAATCCAAATCGCCTAATTAATTCATTTTTTAACCGATTCCCATTCGCATCCATATCAACAGCCAAATAAATAATTTCAGCCTGCTCAAATAATTCGTAACTATTTGTTATACATGCTAATTTTTTATCAATATTTTTATCTTTTTCATTTGGCGCACCCTGAGAAACGCTTGTTACGCTTTTTATCCCAGCTTGATAATATGCTAATGCGTCACAATTTCCTGAAATAGATATGCAATTATTCTGACGAACTAGAATCATACCAGTATCAACATTGACACAATAAACATATCCGTTATATTTTATTTTGTTTTTAGTCATCCCTTGAAATGATGATTCCTTTTTGTTAAATAAAATAGAAACCTTAAACCATTTACCAAACTTATTTTTTCGTGAAATTATGGTAGAACACCATCCGTTTAAATGTGCTAATGTTTGTATAAATATTGAATTTGATATTAGCTTAGATGAGTATTCTATTTGTCTTCTATTAGGTACAGAATTACCATCCCAATATAATATCTCATCTAAAATTAAATTAATTTGCCTATTTGACAAAACACTTATCCATGAATGATTAAACTCTTTAGTTAAATATGATAACCTTTGTCCCTTATGAATAAAAATTGAATTATACCCACGATTGTCTAAATTATTTGAATATCTTAATTTAAGATGATCTAATATTTCAACTATTCTTTTAACCTTCCGCTCTTTTTTAAAACACGCATATATATCTCCACTATCTCTAATAGTAAAATCAGCACTAACGGCTACTTGTAACTTTATTTGCCAATCGCTTAAATCTATACCCATTCCATCATAATGCGCTGATCGTGGAATCTTATTATTTGTTTTTGTTTCAAACTCATATATTGCTGTTTTTTTGCATAATTTATTGTTTTTAATTACAACTAGATTATGATTAGGAGTAGTAATAGAATAATATTTTTGACTATTTTTAAATTCAATCAATTCCCCATCATACTCTTTTTTTATTATAAAATTTGGTTTAATAAATGATATTTGAAAGTTATCATCAACCTGGGCCACTTTCATATTCTCATCAATAGATTTAAACTGAACCCAACCATCAATTGTCAATATTTCAGAAATCGGATGAAAACATTCACCCTCAACTATTGTTATTTCTTTTGATCCAAAACAATTATCATAATTGTACATTATTTGCTCACAATTACTTCCCTGACAAAATATGGATTTATCCATACTTCTTTTCTTTACATTTATTAAATCTCCATTTTTTAAATATGGGAAAACTATTAAATTATCCTCCGATACTAATTTAAATTCATTGACCGTATCCTGACAAATACCTCTTTTGCTCATATATTGCAAATGAACATCTTTTAACTTTGTAAAGTTTTTACGATCTGGCCTTGTATAATTGCGTTCTTCCATTTTTTTATTAGTTAATGCACTTCCAGACCAGCCGCATTTGTGACAATTAAATTGACCTGAATCAATATTAACCGAAAGCGGTGTATCGCTCAAATGTTGTTTGCCCAATACACGACAATTTGGACATTGAACCTTTTGCTGTGATCCTCCGTTATGTTTAATCTTTATGCCTAAACTTTCAAAGCTCATGATCTATTTGGATTAAGGCCGCCAAATTCATCAGCGTATGACATTTTTTGTATTGAGTTAATAGAAACAATTATGGGGACTTCATTTAAATATGATTCAAATTTGTTGCCAAATAATGTTTCAGGTCTCAAATAATCACACATTTTAGGATCATCTTTCCATTTTAAACATTTAATGTCAATTACCTTTTTGAATTGACTTACTGTATATTTTTCATTCAGTCTGGTTAAAATAACCTTTCGGGTTTTATCAGAATTAGTTCTAAATTTTTTGCCACTCTTTTCATTTAAATATTCAATTATATTTTCAATTTCAATTTCATTTTCAATTAGGTTTGCACTTGCCAAACCTAATGGTTTACCTATAGGTATTTTCCCATCTTTTGGTCTACCACCTAATTTACCATTAACAACACGACTTTCAATGAATTTTTTACGTTTTTCTGTTTCTGTTTCTAATCTTTTATTATACCATAATCCATTTTCATCAACACAAAACTTAGATTTTAGGTTAACCGAAATGCAACCTACTAAAAAGCTAATGGTTTCCTCACTCATTCTTCCTTGCTGGTGCATTAATGATAAAATAGTTATATATTTTCCTCTTTCTTCAAAATTCATTGTTTGGACTCCAACTATAAAATCTTGAGTATAAAATAAAAATGCAGGGTCTTTCATTTTATTTCCCTCCAATTAATTCCATTAAACATAATTTAACCGCTTCCTTTTCAGAATATCCAGAATTTTTTATCATTATTCCAGATTCAGATTTAACCCATTCAATTTCTTCTTTGCCTATATCCAATACAGTCAAAAAATGCTTTAATAATTCATTCATAACTATATAAAATTAAAAAGAGATAGGCCGTCCAATACGGAACAAACACGAAGAATAGTTACAACGGTTTGCTACTTCCTATCTCAATTAATACTAATTTAAAATTTGATTCCATAACTATTATTTTAGAAATTCTATTATTGGAATAGAATACCGCAAAGTTAATCAAAAATTAATTATATTTTTACAGGTTCATTTTCTGCACTTTTTATTACCTGTCCTATAAATTCATTCATAAATTGTTTTGTGTTATTATAAACATCTAAACTAAGTTCTTCATATATATCAGGCACATCTTTATGTGGCGAATTCTTACATATTTCTAACCACATATTCCTCCCGGTATTTTTAAACCGTTTAGTCCATTGTTTAGCCGCAAATTTTTGTTTATCGGCAATCATATCTACAGCTATTAATGTAGCGTTGAACAATGTCATTGCTATTAAAGCCTCGTCTAATTATTTTTCACTTTGCATATTACATTGATTGAATTGATTCACATTCGTTACAGTTACCTCCATATTTTGGATTACATGGGCAACCCTTACAAACATTATAATTTGGTTGTTTAGGCCATTCATGTTTATCCAGCAAAGATAAATATTCTATTGTCTTCCGCAATGTTTCTTCTAAATTTTTTTTCTTGTTCTCATTCCATTTAGAAAGGATGAACTTATTTTCAGGAACAGGTTTAGAATCAAATACCCAATAAAGAAAAACCAAATTATTATCCAGCCACACATCAATATTGCCCCTATCAATATCCCAATCAATATAATCAATATTTTCTTTAATGTATTCACGGGCAAGGAATTGATACGTAATTCCTTGAATATCGTCCATACGTTCCGGCGTTCCCCAACAAAAGTTCCCATATTCGTTATTTATATTAGATGTTAGTTTAAGGTCAATAATAGCTATTTTCTTTCCTTTAGAGCCTCTTATATTGGTTGGGAATATATCTAGGTCACCTTGTAGCTCAAACTCATTATTTAGCTTCTTAGATAGCGTAGTTTGAATGTTGGATTTATCTACGTTAATTTCATAGTCATTACATAGCCGTTTAAATATTTCAACTTGAAATTCTATCCTTTGTTGTTTGGCGGTTTTTCTGCCATGCTCATTGCTCTCTATTTGTTTTTTTGATTGCCTTATTCTTGGAAGGTCATTTACAACACGTCCTTTTGAGCCAGAGCCTAAACATAATGTTTCAAAAAAATTGCCTTCTAATTGACATTGAGTAGTTGGTGATTCGACTTTGTCAATAAATATGGCTTTTATTTTAAATGGGCAATGAGGAATTTCTTCGTCTTTATGGTATATTTGTTTTATTAACGATTGCGTTATTACCATCTTCCCTACATTCTTTTAAAAATTTATAAAAGTCCTTTGCTAAAGACACTACATTAACCTCATCTGTACCGGCACGTTCAACAGCGCATTTTAATGCTACTTGTGCCTCAATAGAATTACATTGAATCCTCTGAGTTTGTAGTTGCTGCTCAAATGTTAAACTTGCTTTTTGAGGAACAAATTGTTTAAAATCTTGTTTAGGCAATTTGATATTATGATATACTTTATCATTAAAGGAAGTATCATCATACGTAAAAGTATATTCTTTGCCTTCTTCATATTTATCTTGTGTTACGTTTTTTTGTGCAAGTATCAATTGGAAGTCATCTTCTAATTTAATAAAAAACCTACAATTACCATATTTATCAACTACCGGCAAACCGTCTTTTTGATAGAGGGAAATTGATTTTACTTTACCTATCTTTTCCATAATTTTTATATTAAAATACTATTCCAGTCCCAAAACATTCATCAAATTTATTCCGATAATCTTTATCCTTGTCTAAATGGGATAACTTAGTAATACCCCTTACCTCACATTCATTATAAAATTCATTAATGACGCCAATATTAATGATATTGGTGAGATGCTTTAATCTTTTTCTGTCTGATGAACATTTGTTATATCCTTTTTCATAAGAAGATTCAAATATGGATAATGCAAACGATGTAAGAATTTCTACAGATTCAGTATATTGTATTAATCCTTTGGATTTATTGTAAAAATAATCTGAAAGTTCTTTTATTGTCATTTAAATAAAATTATTTGCCAAATATAGGGACATTCAAATTAAAAAACAAGGATTTATTAAAATAAATTAAATATAATTTGGAATATGTTAACAATTGATTTATGTTTGCATTGAATAAATAATAAAATTATGAAGGTTACGAATGAAATAAGTATTTTAGATAATATATTTACTTTACTTATAAAAAGTACATGGAATAGGAAAGATTGTATTACTATTATTGTACCTGATGGGGTCACGAAAGTTATTGTTTCTGCATCTGATGTAATTAAGGCGGTCAAAAATTCAACCGATAATAATGATTAAAATTTAAATAATATGGCAGTACTTATATGCATGGCTGTGTATGACACGGTTTCAAACAAACGAACAGAATACACAGATAGGACATTAGTTTCTTTAATGGAATCTGTAGATTTTACCAAACACCGGTTAATAATATCTGATAATGGGTCATGCCAAGAAACCCAAGATTTATATAAATCATTTATTGCTCAGATGGGAGGTAAAAATGTTGAGGTTATTTATAATGGCGAAAATATTGGAACTGCCCGTGCCGTTAATAAAGGGATTGATAAACGATTAAATGGGCAACATATAATAAAAATAGATAATGATGTGGTTATAATAGACAATACATCATGGGTCGATGATTTAGAATTTATCGCTAATCGTGATAAATCAATAGGAATATTAGGTTTAAAAAGAAAAGATTTAATTGAAAGCACATTCAATCCTAACCCTAATTGGCGTTCTACATTAAGAATGATTAACCATACATTAGGTGAAGATTGGTATTTTGTAGAAGATGCAAAACATATTATGGGAACTTGTTGCATGTATACATCTCAACTTTTAGATAAGGTAGGGTATTTATGGCAACCGGGTCTATATGGATATGATGATTCATTAATGTGTACGCGTTCATCTATGGCTGGGTTTAAAAATTGTTTTTATCCGATGGTTAAGATTGACCATATAGATGATGGGTCAAATATCCATACACAAGAAAAAAGACAATTAGCAGATGATTGTTCTAAGCAATTTGAGGAAATTTCAAATGGATTTATACGAGACAAATATAATATTTTTATTGGTAAGGATTATAAATTAATATCAAATTAAAATTATTAATTGAAATTGCATATTATTAACCACTGCTAATATTAAAATAACATGACATTTTTAGAAGCATTAAATTCAGGGGAAAAGGTTAAAAGCCAATATTGGGATGAAAAATATGGGCATATTAACACCACAATATTTACAGATAAATTAGATAATTTTATTATAAACTTAATGAACCAAACAGCTCCACTATTAACTTGGAAAGAAATGCTTGGTGAATGGTATGTAGTTTAATTGGGTTGTAATATAGATTTAAAATGATACCAAATGGCTTAAATTTACATTACATAGATGAGTAGAAGGATGAAATTAGAAACGATAACATTAACAGATATTGAGATTGCTCACATTTTGACTTTGATAAATCAAAACGAAGACGAAGGCTGGTATTTTGGCAATAAATTGCAATACTGGAATCGTTCAAAAACTATCAAAGATAAATTTAAACAGCAATGTAAAGCTAAATGGGTGCAAGGCGTTCAACTTGCTTAAATTGCGCACAACGGTTGCAGGTATAGTTTAGTTTTTTAACGGATTAAAAGCACAAAATATGAAATTAGCAATAGAAATACTTAAAATGGAGATCGCTCAAAGGGAACTTGCACAGAAGCACGACCATTTGCGTAAAGAAGAAGTTTCATTGGAACTTGAATCGCTTAACAAGGCGGTTGTTAGCGGTTCGTTGCCGTGCTAAATACGAGAGATAAATTTTCAAAACAGTAGAAACTATGAACAAAGTAGAAAAGATTGATAACCAACAAGGCAATGGAGTTTTACCGTGTGTTAGCGGTTGTTTATTGCCACCTAAAAGCGAAATTGATAAAATAATTATAGTAGAATACATTAATAGATATGGTACTAATTATGATGACAATAGCTTAGAAAGTGCAAGAGAAGGTGCATTGATAATGGTTAATTGGTTGTTAAATAACCGCTAACGGTTGAGTATAACCGAAGTTGGGGATTTTGAAACGCTCACCTATCCACCGACTTAAAACTTTAATTAGTGAGCGAAATAACCAAGCTGGCACACGCCCCCAATTTTGGTTATACTGTGTTATAGGGCGTTTATTATTAAGTCATGGGAAATATAACATTTGAATTAGGGCAATTACTTTTTCCGTTAGCATTAATAACTCTTTTTTGGGGATTAGGATTTTTTCATAAAGAACCCGTTGCTTGGTTTTTTAAATGGAAATGCTGGAAATCGCTATTAATATGCTTATTATCATGGGTATTATTTGCATTATCGTTTATGTATGTTTTATTAAAAGCAGGAATGTTTAAAAATGCCCTATAACGCTACGGCAGTATGATTATCCGCCTATTACGAGTAATAACATTTCAAAATACAACTAATTATGAACGAAGCTAAAAATATTCAAAACCCCACAGAACAGGCGGTTAATTATACTGACCTGTTAGCAAACGTGCCTTTTAATATCACTGCAAAAAAGACTTTCGATTGTGAAAAGTATAATCATCCAGTTATGATATTAGAAGGTGAAAAAGGAGAAT